TGAGGGTTCTACGTATGTACTGGAAGTCAAGAAGAAGAATTAAAAAGGTAAAGTCATATGACCCTGAAACGGGTGAAGAACTCTACAATTTTTACAACGAAGACTACATTATAAACGAAGACGCAGGCGAAGAAGAAACTGCGTTCTATATAAACGAAGCATGGGAAGGCACTCTTATCGGTAAGAGTATATACGTAAATATGCGTCCAAGACCAATCCAGTATAACAGACTTTCAAACCCTTCGATATGTCATTTTGGAATTGTAGGTACGATATACAACCGTAATGAATCCAAACCTTATTCCCTTGTGGATATGATGAAACCATACAGTTATATGTATGATGTCATATACGATAGATTGCTCAAGACGGTGGCAAACAACTGGGGTAAGATAATTCAGATGGACTTCGCCAAAATACCTGACGGATGGACACCTGAGCAATGGATGTACTGGGCTAAGGAAAACAGCATTGCTGTAATTGACTCGTTCAAGGAAGGCAACAAAGGCGCAGCTACAGGCAAGATATCTGGAGCATTAAATACAAATACTACAGGTGTGATAGACGCAGACCTCAGCCAGGCGATAATGGGCTACATTAACTTACTTGTACAAACAAAGGATGAGATGGGAGAAATCTCAGGTATAAGTAAGCAAAGAGAGGGTCAAGTTTCAAACAGAGAAACCGTTGGTGGTGTTGAAAGGGCTACGCTGCAATCTTCGCATATAACTGAATGGTGGTTTACAAAACACGACAATACAAAGAAAAGATGTCTTGAAGTATTACTTGAAACGGCTAAAATCGCTATCAGGGGCAAAAGCAAGAAATTCTCATACATTCTTCCTGACTATGCCGTAAAGATGATGGATATAGACGGCAACCTTTTGTCTGAAAACGACTATGGCATCGTAGTAGATTCTGATGGTGTAGAACTCGACAAGGATAAACTCGAAGCAATTGTTCAGGCAGGCATACAGACACAATCTATGTTGATGTCTACCGCAATGAAGGCACTTGGTTCTTCTTCATTGGCTGAGAAGCAAAGGATGATTGAACAGGATGAGCAAATGAGAATGCAACAGCAACAGCAGCAGCAACAAGCTCAGTTACAACAACAGCAACAACAGGCTGAACTTCAATTACAGATGCAGCAGGCGCAAATGCAGTTACAGAACGAGATGAACATTAGGGATAATGAGACCAGGCTTCAAATCGCACAACTGCAAGCCGCAGTAAAAGCAGAACAGGAAATACCTGAAGAGTCTCAGATGACTGAAAAAGAAAGACTTGAAGCAAGTCTCAAGGAAAGAACATTGGAAGAGAATAAAAGGCAATTCGATGAGAAGCAGAGGCTTGAGAGAGATAAGTTTAGTTTTGACAGAAGGAAAGCGGAAATCGACAAAGATTTGAAAGAGAAGCAAATTTCTGTTCAAAGAATGAAGAAAACTTCAAATAGTAATTAATTATGGGCTATATAAAAAGACTTAAGGAGAACGAGCTTGTAGGTGGCACATCTGAAACATTTGTCTATCCTATCACAGCAACAACAGCGGTTTATCACGATGGTGAACCGCTCAGTGATGTGATAACAAGGATGGACATAGAAAATATGCCTACCGTCGTAAACAATCAAGACGTTACTCTGCAATATGGAGAGAAGTCCATTGTGGCAGTTGTTGGAGAACAAGAGATAACAGTTACGATGCCGCCAGAGCCAGAGATTCCTGAGCCTGAACCATTGTCTGTCATCAATGGTAATCCTCAACTTGAATATGGCAAACAATCGACTGTTGCTACAATAGATGGAAAAAACATCACAGTAACAATGCCGTCTGCTCCACAGCAAGAGACTGTTACAGTTGAAAATAAGAACGCAAATCTACAATATGGTTCTACTGCGACAGTGGCGACAATCAACGGAGTTGACGTCAACGTTTCATTACCAGAACCTCCGCCATCGGAAGTGTCTATAGATGCTGTGGACATAGACGTTTACTCCTGGGGCGAACTTGACGATTTCATTAATTGGAAGTTAAAAGAGAAGCCGACAGGAGGATATTCGTTCCTATATGCAGTAGGTTTGTCGTTGCATTACAATGGTACAGGAGTATTCACAAGAATACATATCAGGGCTGATTTCGGCATAGAAACCGATTTTGAAAATGGAATGTTAAAAGCAATAGACGCTCACAATTGCGAAATATATGGACATTCCCATACATTGTATATGTATAGAACTGTCAATGGCTCAAGGGTAAAAAGTATTTTGTCATTAAAGACTTCGTACTTGAAAATAGAGCAACTTCGTATGATGAGGCATCCTAACAAAACAGACGTAGACACAGATTCGATTGGAGGTTATATAAAAGTTGGATGCTTTGGTGATAGGACATATCTTGTGTTCAACAAGGTTGAGTTCTTGAATTTCCCAGTATGTAGCACCAAGCCTATTGCAGCAACAACAGACTCGGATGACATAGGTGTATTGCATCCAGACCCATTTACATTCATTAAGATTGAGGGTGGTATTTGGCGAAATGGTATAACAACAGGAACTGATTGGTCTGTGAAAATAGAAATGAACGAATGCCAATTTGTTGTGCATCCATTCAGATTTAATTACACTGTATTGGATAATCCTTACAGGAATGCGATACTTGCTGCTGATTATAATGAATGCTATGCAAAAGTAATATACACAGGTTATGTAGGCTCGGTTCAGATGAGGATATATAATCAACAGGCTGGCTCGTCAAAGGTAGGAGATACTCTAAGGCAAACCATTGG